CTAATAAATGAGTTATTAGACGGCTCTAAACTTTATGGACAAGGACAAACAGGCAAGGGAGCTCAATATGAATTTATAGACAAATATTTCGGAGGAGATGCATCATCAGAGTTAAAACCAGATGATTTTACCATTAATAAGGGCGAAAAGAAAGAGATTGAAGACACCGCCTCTCAAGTAAAATCAACAACATTGAATTTTGAAAAAGATTTTGATCCTGAAATCAAAAGCATAAATGATTTAAAAAGAACAATCGTCAGAATCGAATGTGAAATGGAAAAAGGTGAGGATGAGAAAGATGAAGAAAAACTGACAAATAAAAGATATTTCTTTGTTATCGAAGCAAAAGATGATATAGCATATATTGTTCATTCAAGAAGCTTTGGTCACTTAGTAAAGTATGTTGAGAATGGCTTAGGAAAAAAAGGAATGGAAGTTACTTTTAAAGAAGGTAGTTATAGAACTGAACCAAAAACCGATGTATATTTAACAAAAATGAAAGTAAGATCTTTCACTAATATGTTAAAAAATGGAAATTCAGTAAATCTAATTGGACACACACCTGACGACACAACAAGTAAGGACTTTGGAAAACAGAAAACATTGAGTAAAAAATGGCTTTGTATTTTACAAGAAGATAAACCACAGAAATATGTTTTAGAAACGTATTCATTTAAAGACTCTAAAGGATTTCAATTAGACAAGCTACAATCTTTTGCAAGAGAATCTACTATCGCGTAATGAAATACTTAAAAAAATATCAACTTTTCTTAGAAGAAGATGAGTTTGAGGTAAAAGAAACTGATAAAGAAGACATCAAAATGTCAAAAGAGAAATTAAATCTCTTAAAGAAGCATCTATCAGAATATGAACCAAAGAAGGGACAAATAGATACTATCTACAAAAGTCTTAAAGATATAAAGGAAATAGAAGGTAAAATAAAAGAAATTATTGGAGAAGATCCTAAATTAAGAAATCCATTTTTAGTCGACTATAATAACATTGCTAGAATATCAAAAGAAGTTGAACAAACACATGATGAGATAGCAAAAGATAAAATTAGAGCCGATGATTTTAAACAAGAAGCAAATGCAGTCCAAGACCCAACAACAAAAGCGGCACTGAATGCAAAAGTTACAGATGTCAACAATAGAATATCAACAAACAATAAAAATATTGTTGATAAACAAAAAGAAATACAGGAATTAAAGTTAGAACTTGATAGTAAAAAAGAAAAAATGATAGCAGATATGGAGAATAGCATCAAGAAAATTTCCGAATCTTAGTAGAAAATAGAAAAAATATCATTTTTAAAGTTTTATATATACTTTAAATAAAAAAATTAAAATAACAATATGGCAATTCAAATTGGAAAATACAAAAGACCAGGTATCTTCATAGAAGAATTTGATAATTCAATAATCTCATCTCCTGTTGTTGAAGGAATTACTAACATGATTATTGGTGTTTCTAAAAAGGGACCTATCAATACACCTATTAGAATAACAAATCTTGGTGACTTCGAGGCCATTTTTGGCCAATTGGACAGAAACCTTGAAAGAAAAGGATCATTCTTCCACAGAACTGTATCAAAAATGCTTGAAGTAGCTCCTGTATTTGCGATGAATCTATTGATGACAGATGATAACTTAGACTTAATTGAGTATAAGTCAATGTCATCAGCAACTCAGTATAACAATGATATTCTGAGAGAAGGTCCGTATAGAAGATTTTTTGACACTACAGGTTTCTGGAAAAGAGACACAGACTCTTTTATAAATTTAACTAAAAGTAATAACGGCTATGGAGAAAGAGCATTTAATTTTACTAACCTAAGTGATAGACCTATATCAGTATTTATTTTCAAATCATCAATTACTGGATTTAATAGAACTTTATTAGAATGGTATGGTTCTATTGATAGAATGCCATCATATGTTAATTCACAAGACTATGCCGCGGATTATATGGTTGATGTTGTTATAGTTGGTGGTGATTGGTCAAACTATCAAGAATTATCAGTAGACGCTAGATGGTCAAACTATTTCAATGCCTCAGGACTCAGAAAAGAACAAATTAGAAACTTCGCTAATGATAGAAATGTAAATCTTCTAGCATACTATGAAGGTCTTTCTTTGATTCCTTATTTTAGAGATTTAAATGGTAGAAACTTATTTATTGAGACTACTCTTAACAGAGACACTGACAGAACAGGTTTATTCTGCTCTTTCAATAATGATTTAGTGGAAGATAATTATTATAATGGAATTTTAGATATTATCGGTAATACAATTGTTGGTAAAACTGAGGCGGATATTGATTTTCTATCTTATAGAGAAACAATAGCTGAACAAATTGAAATTGTATCAACACCCTTAGATTTACCTGGAAATGTTACTGCTATATTAGGAAGAACGTATTCAAATTATGAAAATCAATCATCTCATGCATTTGCTAGTGGTGGATACGGACCTAATGTAACCGGAGACCCAGCAATTCAAACAGGAACAGTTTATAATGGAAATAGAACTGCTTATTTTGGAGAAGGATCGGTATATAACTTAAAGGAATTAACTACCTCTTTAACAGGAACTTCTTCAATATCAGTTACTTATGAAATAGAACCGGGTGCTTTTGCTATTATGGGTGATACGTTTATTCAACTTTCCGATGCAGCAGCAACGACAAACGAATCAATACCACTCACTATAAACTCAAGTGATTACCCTATTTCATCAAGCACCAATTCATACGTTGCTACTTTTGTATTAGACACAACCGGTGAGATTAAAACAATCACTTCAACAATAGCATTTGATTCTACTTTAGGTAACTACCCAACAGTTTTAGCATCTGATATTGTATTAGGATATGTAACATTTAAAATTGGAACTAATGGACAATTTGTATCAGGACAAACTCAAATAACAAGAGTTACGATTGATTCAAATGGATTTAAAGATATTCAATTTGGAACAGCATCTGGTCAATTTCACATTGATGAGTCTAATGGAGTAGGAACAGGTGATGCTATAAAAATAGAATTCTATGGCACATCAACAACTCCTAAAGTAAACAATTATGTTCAATATAGACAATTTAAAATGTTTAACCGTCTTGTGAATCTTATTGATAGTCCTAACAAAGACCAAATGGTAATGTATTTAGGAACAACTTCTAATAGAAAAGTAAGCTTAGCTAATGTGTCAATATCTGATATAAAAAATAGTTCTCTACAAAATAAGTCATTTGTTTTAAACACAGGACTTACATCAACAGAACTTGCAGATGTATTAAGTGGTCACTTAGTTTTCTACACAATTGACAATGAATTTATATTAGGAACCGAAGGATTATCTACAAAAGAGGATGGAGCGACTACAACTAATGGTGTTGTTGGTCTATATTCCAAATTCTATACAAGATATTATGACGGTATTATAAATAATAAAGACTATTTTCACAGTAATAGACTTTACCAAAACTACAACGGAACTACAAATGCACTAATTGGCTATACAGTAGATGTTACTTTTGTAGATGGTGAAACAGTATCAGGTGCTACTGGTCCATACGCAGGATATGACTATATCATTTTTGAAACAGACGCACCATTGACACCAACTCAATCAGCAAGTGCTTTAGACTTTCAAACTTTTGAGCAAATTGTATTCCCTGGCGCAAACTTAAATAAAGGTTCTTTTACAATTGTTACAAATAGCGTAAATGCTCTACAACAACCAGCACAATTAGCCAATTCACTTGGCTTTCCAAATGGATTTGCTTATCAAGTAAACGAAGAAGTTGTAGATGAGTTTATCACTGATCAAAAATTAGTTTTTGATTTCCTTAAGAAACATTACTTGAAAACATATCTTGAAAATGATGGAACTTTACAAGTGGAATTTTTAGATGAACTATTAACAACAACAGAGACTGTTAATAGACAAGCCAATTCGACTTTCTATATTCAATCAGAAAAGTCAAACTTAAAACAAACGGTTGAAATTGAAATTCCTACTTCTTATGTACAAAGTCCAAATAAAATTCTTATTAAGGGTGATCGATACACAGAAGTAAAAGTTGGTGACTTCTTAGAAGCATATGTTGACGAGACTATGCTAGAAGAGGGACAATATCCAAGAAGACTAACAAGAATTTTAAGCAAAAGAGCTTGGCCCGGAGATACAACTTTAACTGAAGTAACTTGTGATGCTAGAATTAACAAATACTCATATAATGGAGATTATCAAACAATGAGATATGTGTCTATTGAAAATTATGTTTCTACTTATAAGGCAATTACACTTAAAGGATTTAGAATTAGACAATCATCTCTTCCAGATGGAACCGAAGCTAGACAAAATTCAATTTTAAATCTTGTATCAAAAGGAACTCCTTTATTCAAAGCATTGACAAATAAAGAGGCAATTGACTTCAGATACTTAATAGACTCATTTGGATTAGGATTGACAGAAAAATCTAAACAACAATTAGTTGATATTTGTGGAGAAAGATTAGATGCATTCGGATTCTTGAACATGCCATCATTGAGACAATTCAAAAATTCATCATCTCCTTCATTTGTAAATAGAGAAGGTGTATTACAACTAGAATATGTAGCATCGGGTGGTGACCCAGAAAGCAATCCAGCGTTCCTTTACTCATTTGGTGATGGTGTTGGTTCAACTTGTGTAGGTTATTTTACACCATACGTTTTAATTAACGACAACGGCAGACCATTAGAGCATCCACCAGCACCATTCGTAGCGACAACGTTTATGAGAAAACACATCTCAAATATTACAAACGTTACACCTTGGACAATTGCGGCCGGTATTACTAATGGTAGAGTCACTGGAATTAACTCATTGGAGATGACATTCACACCAACAGATGTCGAATTCTTGAATCAAGCACAAATGAACCCATTAGTGTTTAAAAGAAATAGAGGATTCGTAATAGAAACTGAAAATACAGGTCAAACATTAGTTAAATCTGCACTTTCATATATTCACGTAAGAGAAGTTCTTATCGAATTAGAAAGAGAATTATCAGCAATGTTATTGGACTACCAATGGAAGTTTAATACAGCAGATGTAAGAGCAGAAATTAAACTTAGAGCTGACTCAATTTGTGAAACATTTGTAAGTAGAAATGGTTTATACAACTACTTCAACAAAATGGATGAGGAAAACAACACACCTGAAATTATTGATAATCAAATTGGTGTTTTGGATACTTATGTTGAGCCAATCAAAGGTATGGGTATTATTGTTAATAATATTACTATCCTTAGAACAGGTGCTATCAGTGCTGGTGGATTTATTAATCCATAATTTAATACTAAAATTACAAAACCCTCAATTAAAAAAAATTGAGGGTTTTTTTATGTAAACTTATTTTTTATTTTTATTATAATAGAGGAGTGAAAGTATAGAATATATATTTGAGTAAAAAAAAACAATGAAATATGTCAGATAATAAAAATGAAATGTCGGAAGAAGAATATTTAAAAAAACATCTATCCGACTTAGAAATTGGTAAAAATCAATTTAATAGCGATATACCATTAATCAACGCTGAACCTATTGTAGAGAAAACTAGTGATCTTCACTACTTTGGTTTTGACACAAGTGAGTTACCTTGTGGTAAATTCTACCCAATCGGAACACTTTTACAAGTAAGATCAGCACAAGTTAGAGAAATTCAGGCATACTCAATGGTTGATGATAATAACTTCTACGATATCGTAGAGAAAATGAACGGAATGCTTCAATCTTGTGTAAGAGTTAAGTATCCAGATGGTAAATTAGGCTCTTATTTAGAAGTAAGAGATCAAGATAGATTATTTTTAATCTTCTTAATTAGAGAACTTACTTTTCAACAAGGAAATTCACTAACTGTTAAAACAAATTGCAAAGCTTGCAATAGTGAAGTTCAATTAGAATTAAAAAGAAGCTGTTTCAGCTACTATGATGTAGATCCTAAATTAGATAAATTCTATAACAATCACACTTGTAGTTTTAAATTTAGACTAAAAAATGGGAAAGAATTTGAGGTAACACCACCAAATATTGGTCTTCAGAAATCATTCACTGATTATATTGTTAAAGAAAATAATGACAAAAAAAGTCCAAACCTTTCATTTTTAAAAATTATTCCTTTTATGTTACCAGGAAGAACCTCAATTACTTATGATGGAATCAAGTCAAAGTTATCAGAGTTTGAACAAATGGATGATATCTCATTTCAGTTTTTAAATTCAGCTATTGGTAAAATGACATTTGGTATCAAAGAACTAAAAACAACTTGTCAGTGCGGTGAGGAGGTCCGCACGGATATGCAATTTCCCAACGGAGCATCAGGTATTTTCGTTATTCATGATGCCTTTGAAGCATATATTAAAGAATAAGTTATTATTACAAAAGCACTTTCATACACAAGAAATATCAATGGATTATTGGCCATTTTGGATGCTTGAAGAAAATGTTAAACTTGTAAATGAAATAGTTGAAGAAGAAGAAAAACAAAGAAAGAAAGAAGAATCCACTCAACAAAAACAAATGGGTAACTTCGATGCAAATTCAATGATGAGAAATGCTCAGAATATGACCGGAAATTTACCTAAAATGTAATATTTTTATTGATAAATAAAAAACCCTCGACAAATCGAGGGTTTTTATTTAATTATCTTAATCTATTATGGATTATAATCTGGAATAGATGTAGGATCAGCAACTGTAAATCCAGCATCAATATATTCATCAATGAAGTAATCGTATATAAACGCACCAGTAACCTCCTGAACAATAGAGTTAGAAGCCCAATCAAGATCCCAACCAGTCAATGACTTCAATTGAACACTATTAAAAGTAACTCTTCTAATAACCACACCCTTTTTATCGTGTTGATTAACAATAATAGTTCCGATAATATCGGCTTTGTAGTGTGTATAACCATTTTGAGAATTGAAAACCAAATCATACCAAGCCTTCAACGTAGTCCATGTTTCCATACTACCAGCTTGGTTCACATTCACTTGGAATGGAATTGAAATCTCACCGGAAGTTTTGGTAGGTGTAGTTAAAAATTCTCTTGTAGAGTATTTAAAACGCTGAGTTGCTTGCCCCACATCGAACGCAGTAAGGTTAGCACCTCCTAAGTTAACTTTTGTGGCATTCTGTAATAGCAAGATTGGATCTCTACCTTGTTCAACAAGAATTGTAGGTAAGATAAATGTAATCTCAAATAGGTTAAGATACACAACTTCACTTGGAAGGCTACCAGGTGTTCCTGGAAATCCACTTCCTTTGACGTTTTGAAAATGTGGTAATGGCATCTTTTTTTTATTATTTTTTATTTAATCTGTAAACAAATTATGTATTATATATTATAATAATATTTGCCTCTAGATTTTGACTTTATAAAGTATATATTTAATAATAAAAGTGATTTTTTTCCAATTTAAAACAATTTAATCTATTACAACTATATAAAAATAAAAACTAATTTATATGAGTAAAATTTACCTAATAGGTGATACACACATTGGACTTGGATATCCTAACTCAGTAGACAAATGGTATAAAGTACACCAAGAATATTTCTCAGAATTTATTATCCCACTATTAAAAAAAAGAATACAACCAGGTGATATAATAGTTCACTTAGGTGATTTATTTGATAACAGAAATGTTATTCCAATTAACTTATTAAACTATGGAATGGATGTAGTAGAAGAACTTTCCAAAATAGCACCAATTCATATAATAATAGGAAATCACGATCTCTGGTCTAAATCAGCATCTGAAATAAATTCAATAAGACCATTTAGATATATTCCAAATGTAACAATACATGATAAAGCATCGGTAGTAGAATTCAGTGAGAAAAAAATACTAATGATGCCATTCGTAGAAAAAAGACTAGAACAAATAAAATTAATTGAAGAAAATAGAGGATGTGATTATCTTTTCTGCCACTCAGACCTAAACGGATGTAAAATGCATCTAACATCAGTTGCTCATAAAAATAACGATAAGATAGATATAGAAAATTTCAACGGATTTTTAGGAGTCTATTCAGGTCACATACATTTAGTACAACGGAATAAAAATTTCACATTTGTTGGTTCTATTTTTCAAATGGATAGAAACGACTATGGTGACCAAAAAGGAATATTTGTAATAGATGTAGAAGATAATACCGAAGAATTTATACCAAATAAAGTCTCACCAGTATTCAAGAAAATAAGAGTAGTAAACGAAGAAGATGTAAATCTATTAGAATCAATTAAAGACACAAAAGACTATGTTGATATTGCTATTTCCAATAATCTACTGATATCAAATAGAAAACTAAGAAGAAAGTTAGAGATTATTTTAGAAAAAAGTAATTTTGCATCAGTTGAATACATAGACGATATAGTACAAAAGGGTGAAGAGGGTGAAGAGATATCAGAAGCTGTTGAAATAAATGAGGAAACTATGGATATTTCCATAAATTTAGAATATGAGAGTTATATAAAAGAATATATTCTAAAACAAAGATATGAAAATGAAGATTTTAAAAGTGGAGTATTAAATGAATATGATGAAATCATAAAAATATACGGAGAT